CACATTGTCATTTGCAAAACCGGTTTTTGGCTTGGCTTCGAGCTTGCTGCTAAGATCTGTTTTCTCAGCAAGGAGAGTTTGATTCTGCTGTCTCAGCGTCTCAACCTCTTTAAGAACGTCAGGTATCTTCTTGGTTTTAAGATCATCAACCGACGTGAACTGATCACCGAAAATCTCTTTCAGTATGCCAGTTGCGTCGGCCGCTGGTCCTGCTTCGCCTGGTTTGGGGGGCGCTGGTGGCGCCGGGGGTGCCGGAGGAGCTGGTGGGTCTCCCGGAGGAGGATCGCCTGCTGGGGGATCCCCCGGAGCGGGGTCGCCTGTCATGCCTGCAACCTGATTGGCAATGTCATTAAGGTCAATGCCTTCAATGCCTTTCAGTGCTTCAAGCTCCTCTCTTCTGTTTTCAATCGTTTCTTTTTTATTCATAGCAAGTGAATTTGGTTACAAATATAATATTTTTATTGTGCCGATACTGGTGCCGGGGGTGTGGCGCTCTTTTCGATAGCGTTCATCGTAGACTGCAAAGCGATTTTTTCTTTGTCTCGCTCATGGCTGGTAGCATTGTATTTCTCCATTAATGCCAATTCTGCTTCTTTATACCTAATCTTTTCGTCAGTCTCTTTTGTAAGCTTTTCAAGTTCTTGCGAATGCTTTAGTTGTAGTGCTTCCTGTGCGCTCTTTTGATCGAGCATCATATTTTCACGCTGGAGCTGAAGTTGCTTCTCTGCATTTTTCTGGCTGCGATAATTCAGATAGGCTTCTGCGTATTTCAGGTTCCCATCCTCCAGCAGTCTTTCGATAAGCAGGAAGTCCGGAAGCTCTATCCCTTTGGCGCCGTCCTTGCCCGGGGTCATTGCGATAATTGCCGCATCTCGTATTGTTTGCTTCCTCTGGTCCGTAGGCTTAGCCTCGAACTTAATGTAGTATGTTGCATCAACCGTATCAGCCCCGGTGCTTACGATCTTAACACCTACACGCCCCAATACAGGGATATACCCTTCCATTGCCTTCTTGTTGTGCTTTATAAGCAGCTGCATACGCATACAGGCGTTCTTAGCTACTCTCTCTTTTACGGCTATGTAAGCTGAATAAACAGGACGAAGGGCGTTGTTTGTTGCGGCTAGGGCCATCTCAGATCCTCCAACGGAAGCTCGGGGATTTGGGGATGACGCATCAGCAACCTGATTAATACCAGTCACCTCCCGGATAAACTCGATGTAGAGATTGAATATTTTGATGAACTCGTCCAGCTGGGCGCCAATGCCTCCCGATAGCTCCTGCACCGGTCGATATCCTCCGGGTATATTCAGCTGGCCCTTGTGTGTTGTTGCCTTAAAAATTAGATCTCCGTTTTGCTTTCTCATGCGCAAAAGCTCCAGCGGCTCCATCTTATTGCCCCCAAGCTTCATGTTTTGCAGGGAGGTGTATTCGATTGATATACCGGCCGGCGCTGCCTGGGCAAGTGCGTTTTGCAGTTTGATGTGGGCAAGTGCGATCTGGTGAACGCAAGGCTCTGCCGACTGCACGATTGCCTTATCGGAGTATTTGTAGAAATGATAGGAAAGAGCAACCTCTTTCCCATTTGGCCGCGGGATGTCGTGCTGTAATCCAAAATCATATACGATGTCGGTTCCGATCACCCAGCGAGCTTTGTAAACGACGTGAATGTTATAGACTGTCGTTTTCTTTTTGTCGGTGTCCTTGACCGTTCCCCATTCTTCCCGGTATTTAAGATCTTCTCCATACTGGGTCTTGCGAGTTGTCCAATACTCGCTATTGATCGATTTCCACTCATAGTCTAAAACGTCTACAAGGAAATTACTCCAGGCACAATTATTCATGCCTCCAGACATATCCGTGCCAAAGACGGCCTCATTCAGTTTGGGGTTGCCGTTTATCCCATTGAATAGCTTTGCATGGGATTGTAGTTTTAACAGGTCAACGGTAGGATCCTGCTTCACTATTTCGGAAACAGACTGCTGGATTATTTCTCCAGCCCACTCCATGTTGCGATAATCAAAGTTGCTGCAGAACTGTCCTATAAACATGGCCGGATCAACATAGCGAGACTTAACTTTTCCTACATAGTTATCCGTATAGTCTTTTACACAACAGGCGTTGAACGTAAGCAAGTCCCGTGTTAGTTTCTTCTTTATCTCTTTCCAGTCGGAGATATAGAAGATATGATCAAGCCCTTCTTCCATTTCGATCTCCCTGGCAAGCTTAAACCCGCCCATCCCGGAATACAACTCCAGCTCTTCAAGGGATTCCGGCATGAATTGGTCGCCACTTTCGATCCCCATGCCCTTCTCTATTTCGCTCAGGACAGAGCGATATTTCATATTGAACGCAGCTCGCAGCTGCATTTCTTCTTTCTCCTTAGTGCTTTTGGGGTCTACGGCGGTGGCAATAATCTGGTGGTCGGTCTGTTCAAGCATCCCCTGTACCACTCTCAGGAACTTAGGCATTACGGTGAATACGTCAAAAGATACATTCATGTACCCTTCCAGTGCTCCCCCCTCTTCGCTTTCGTCAAGTAATATTTTCTGATATTTCGAGGCGTCCTGATTGCCGTTAGCCAGGTCGCGCAATTCCGATATCTCCTTTAACCTGCTGTATTGCATGCAGGTGTTGTCCTTTAGCCATAAGGAAACAATGGCAGCGCCTTCCTTTAACGCCCACTTCGCATCTTTCTCCTTGGGATCAACATTGTCGTCCGGAAAAGGCCAGCTTCCAGTCGTGTACTGCGTATAATATGGCACTTTCATACTCCTAATTTTGCATAAAGTTAAAACATTTATTTCACAGGATAATATCTTTTCTTAACGTAGCTGTCGAGATCATATTCCTGATCTGACATCTCCGCAATGGTATCGTAGATGCCGTGCGTGCCCAATAGTGCATATCCTCCGGCTGTAAACAAGTCGTAATTAGTCATGTCTTCAGGGCCTTCTATGTCGCGACACTCCTCCAATATCTCAATGTGCTTCTCGCTCGCTGCTTCATTTTCTATCCATGTCATGTATTCCGTGAAAATATCCTGCTTGATCTTCTCGCTGGACTGACCTCCCGGGGTCTTGCCGAACTCAAAGGTCTTTGGATCGACCTTGTATAGCAGATAGCCTCCATATCCCCTCTCGTCAAAGTAGTCCCAAAGGAAAGGAATGTTTATCTCGGGGAACATCTGAACGCCATAGTACACACACATCATGAGCATGTCTTCACCATACAGGTTTTTATCAAACGTCCGGTTGGTGTAGGTACAGGCAAAGTTTCTTCTCATTGAAAAATCGCCATCCTTGACCTTACCCTTCTTCGCAACGGCGCCTCCTCCGTTCGACTTCCGGTTCTGCTCGGTCTTGTTAAATTTGAACGGGTCCCCCCCTGCTACTCCCCAGTGCGTGTTGCCTGGAATCCACGTTTCCTGCTCGTCGCTCCAGTACTTCCGGTTGCTCTCGTCGTTATTCAGCTGGTGACTGACTATGAATTTCCCTGTGGGGTTTTCGACAAACACCACTCTCGAATCTCTTGTGTTGTCCTTCCATGCGAAGTTGCCTCTTACTGTAAGACCTTTACTAAACGCCAGATCATCAATATAGTTTTCCAGCTTATTCATGTTGAATCCAGAAGATCTTGCAGCGGTGCGGAAGCACTCGGCGAATCGAATAGGATACAAACGAACCTCCTCCGATAATCCCTCCTGGTCGCCAGCATCAATAAATCCCTTGCGGCGGTTTAATAGATACTCATGGGCGCCTATCTTATGCCCTATAAACACTGCTTGCTCCTTAGTGGGGGCGTTGATAACCGACATACCATACTCATCGATAAAGCCCTGCAGCCCATCGTAGGCTGGAATAAACAATACTGCTAGCCCGGACCGTGTTTGTCCGTTTGGGTTGCGCTGGTAGTAATTGCTCATCGTACACTGATGCTTGAACATCCGGCCGCCGCCCTTCTCCATCTCCCCGACAGTAGAGGTTTTTATGGTATAGCCAATGATCTCCGATCCCATTACCAGACATTCCTTTACAACCGTGTGCCGGTCCCAGCAGGACAATCCTTTTTTGAGCTTGCCTACTTCATCGTCGTGATGAAAGTAAAGTTTGTCGCCGTCATACGCGCTCGGGTCGGCCATCTCGTAGTTGATGCCAGACTCCAATCCCATCTCGGAAGACGATAACGATCCCCGGGATGACAGCCTTTTAGCTGGAGGGCTGAATGAAAGTTCAGTCTTCGGAGAAGTAGATCCTTCGTAGTTAGGCTTAAAGAAAAACGGAAGCTTCTTCCATGGAGCAACCAGGTGCCGCAGGAAGCATTTGCGGGACTGCACATCGTTCATGGACTGGATGCCTCCAAAGGCGCCCATGGTACGGCTGATTATCTCGTAATTGATACACTCGGCCTTGTATGTCGCGCCCTCTCTTCGATGCTTAGGGTAGTTGAACCCGTAAAACAATCTCTTGCCAAATTCTATCCATTCGTATTCTCCGACATTATTCTTGATCGCGAATCCCTTTGCATCACAACTGGGCGCTCTTGTTTCTAAATAGATCTTTCGAGCAAACAGAAAGAACCGACGGTCCCGGTCTCTGTACTTTGGAAGGCCTACGTCAATATGCCACCATGAGCAATAAAAATAATGCCAGCCGTCTATGTATGTGGGAACGCCATTGTTGAAAAACCAATATCCATTTAGCCGATAATCCCATTGTTTCTCTATGAACCGGATCTCCTCATCGTAGATATCCCTGTGCTCCTCCAGTTCGTTCCATATCTCATCCAGCGTCTCAAATCTTGACTGTAAGTCCTTTAGTCTTTTCGGCAGCTGCGGGGCTTTCCACTTCTGCTCCCGGGCCGGCAGGCCAAAGCCCTCGATCAAATGATACTCTGGGGGATCGGGAAGATCAATTTTGATAGGAATGAGATCCTTGTCATCGGTATTCACCAAAACGAATCGGGGGGCAGGCGCATACTGTGCTAGTATCTGCGCATCTACCTCCTTGCCGTAGCGCTTTAGTAAATAGATCTGACTACTCATCTGTGCTCTGGGGAGTTCCAATAATTCCTTTTATAGATATTCGTAAATTCTGTTTTAATATCACTCATAACAATTGATTAAAAGTTTATGGTAGGTATTCCGATGCGTTGAGGTGTTGGAAGCGGTCTGTCTTGTTTATCAAATACAACAACACTATCATAGATATGAATACCTGTGGTATGGTGCGTAAAATAATAGCTCGATAAGAGTTCTTTGGTGTGCGCGGAGTGTAGTTCGTCTATTAATTGCTTTACAAGCTCAATGAACGTGCCCTCTTTCTTTAGTCCTCCTCCGTATTGCTCCCAGTAGCTCGTATGAAGATCCTCACACAAATAAACTCCC